ACTCTTGACGTTCTATAGCGTCACGCCTTGCTTGCGCCTCTGCTTCACGCTTTTCTAATAAAACTTCCTTGCGTATCTTTAAAAGCTCTAACCATTTTGATCTTCCGTAGGTTTGGGTGATCCATTCTTGGAGTTCGCTTTCAGCCTCTGCTGCTGCTCTAACCTTCGCCCAACGATCCAACGCAGTAGCATTGGTGCTTTTGCTTGATATACCTTTTTTTTGTAGTTTTTTCTTAGCTTGGTCAGTCGCGTCAAAGAATTGCCCTATCTGTTTACTAAGACCAGCTATGGATTTTCCAGCGGCTAAACCTGTTTTAATTCCTGCAAGGATTGTAAGCACTTCCATACTTACATCCCATCATTGCGGCTAAACTCTACTGTCTTTTCTAAGATTGCCACTCTTGATTGCAGCTTAATAATTTCCATCATATGAGCAGCCATGCCACCCATATCTTCATTGATCATATCAATATCAGCCCAAATGTCATTGTCACTATCTTCCATATCATCATAGAACTCAGACAGTATATCTGTAAGCTCTTCAATATTATCTGCATTTTGCTCTACATCTCTAATCAAATTGGTGCGATCAGTGGCAGAATTTTCAATAGTCAATTTTTCAACTTGAGATGTTAATCCGTCAATAATTGATGCTTGAGAACTTGCATACCAAATACCACCGCCCAAGCTAGACACAATTGCCACTACTGCACTTGCAGCAACAGCGATATTTACCTTGGGTAAGTCCACATCATTATCCCATGACGCTCATACGAATAAGTAATAATAAACTAGCTCCAGTAATACCAATCATAATTGCTTCCATACGCTTCATACGATTGTACAAATCTTTAAACTGTATTTTCATTTCAGTTTGTATCTCAATCATTTGTTTTTCCAATGCATCTATGCGTGAGTGCGCTGATTGTACTGTGCGCTTGTCCATTAATATGTACCCTTCCAAACTCTAAATTTGGAAAACTCGCCAGACATCATCTTGCGCTTGACGACTTCTTTTGCCGCCTCTGTATCAGACCATGATACGCCTGCTTCCTTTAACCATGCTCCAAGCACAGCACCGTCTAAAAAGCCTGCAAGACGATTTTCGCCAGACATACCTATGCCAGCGTCTTTTGCCATCTGCACATCTTTGAGTGCTTGACTTACGTCATGCCGCTGCTTGATAACCATGTTATCATGCTCAAAGCTAATATTTTCTACAATCTTTGCCATGCTCTATTTACTTTTAATTCGCTTGGTTGGTGCAGGCGCAGGCTTAACGTCTTCAAGCACTTTCAGTGCATCTGGGCGTACTCGCATTAGCGTTTCAACTTCTGCGGTTGGCAACTCTGCTGTGTCTTCTTTGACCAACTTGCCAATAGATGTGTGTACCTTATGGCCCACAACTAAAACTTTCTTCATGTCATTTCTCCGATTGAGCAGAGGAGGCGTTAATTCGCCCCCTCTTTTATTATATTAAGAAGTTGTGTTGTCGTAAATCGCGCCGTTGGCTTTTTCGTTCTTTGAGCAAAGAGCCAATTCGGTTGTGACCTGACGAGTAGTGTTGTCGCCATTTTTTGCCAACGCAACATTCTTAGTTCCACGCAAGATTGCGGTTTCCCACATATCATCCTGAAGGATAAATATATCGCGTGAACGGTTCTCTCTAGATGGGTGGAACTGCACTGTACCCCAAGGCGTCACATATACTGCGAGTGACTTAACAACAGTTTCGTCGCCAGCTTGTACGCCTGAACGCTGGTTATTGTTACCAGTGAAGCCCAAAGCAACATTCATCTGAAAGGCTGACAGATAACAAGTATCTGGCTTTCCGCCCTCTTCCCAGATTGACTGCATAACGTCGTCAAACTTGGCCTGCGTAAATGCAGTTGGTGCGCCGCTGTCTGTGCGAGCATTCGAGCCGTCGCCTGTTGGATTTGCACCAGAACTAGCTGAAACAAAATTTACATTTGTAATCAGCCATGATGGTACGCCACCAGTCTTTCGAGCAGCAGTTGAAGAGCCAGCTACGTTTCCTTGGTTCGCAAATAAAGCCTTTTCGATGTCCAATTTTTGCTCTTTAGCAATGAGCAAAGTTTGGTATGCAAGCTCTCTAGCACGGCCTGCATTATCGACTGCTTCATCCGTATCGGACACGATCACAGCATTTTTGAAAATCTGTGTGCGTGCGCCAAGACGTACAGTTGGAGTAACTGCATTAGCTGATGTTGCATCTCCTTCGATGTGAGCATTTACGGCTGAAGCGCGTAATGCTTGAGTTTGCCACTCTACCAGAGTGTTTTTTGCTTTGGTTTTACTCGCCTTAGAATAAAATGGAGTTTCAGATGGATCAACGTTGTAGATCATATCTGATAAATCTTCCCTGATACCAATGGCATCATAGGTGTCAAATGTATTTGTTGGTTGTGCCATATCTATTTCCTTTTCAACGGCTTACAAGGATTATCCTTGTGGGTTCATCATTAAGTCGATTGCATCTTCAATACGACCACTCTTTTGCAACTTTTGTTGCTGCTTTCGGCGAGAAGAATTAACAGGATCGGCAACTTTCTTTGCACCAGCCTTGACAACAGGTTTTGCATTTTTGCCTTTGGCTTCTGCTTTTTTGCGATTTGCAACTATACGTCTAAACTTCATAGCATCATTAGCCATTTGTATATAACGTGCATCGGCTGTGGCTGCGATTTCTTCATCGCTAAACCCATACTCTTTAGCGCTACCCATTAATGACTGCCAGTGAGTTTTACTCTTTGCTGGATCAGCCAATTCAGGGATTTTGCCTCTGATTATTTCAGCTTGTTCTGTAACAAAAGATTGGTGCTGTTGATCAGCTTGCTGCTTTTGTTGATGTTGTATTTGTTGCATTTGCATATGTTGCTGCTGGTAACTCTGCATATCAGCATCGTACTTTGCCCTTTGCTCCATATAAGAAATGGGGTCACTCTCTGCCAAAGTATGGTCTGGCAATTGAGGTTGTGACATAAAGCCTTGTTGAGATTGGCTATACATTTGCGCGATCTGTTGTTCTCTCTGTGCTAAACCGACCTCTTGATCTTCCAGTCTCTTGCGTATCTGGGCGATCTCCTGAAACCGATTGCTTATTGCACCTTGGCCTGCCGCAGATTGCTTAAGCTGATCCATTGTCCAATGCTCTTCTTTGCCGTCAATTTTTACGGGGATGAGATTGTTTTCCTCAGTAGCCTCTACTTCGTCCTCGGTTTGTATTTCCGCATCTTCGTAATCTTCCTCAGATGCTTCTAGTTCATCAAGCTCTTCAGTCCCTTCAAATGCTTCCACCTCAACCTCTTCGGCCTCTGGCTCCACAACTGCCTGTTCTGCTTCTACTTGATTAGTTTCGCCTGTTTCTTCTTGCGCTGGCGCTATGATTTGATCTACTGCGCTTTGTAAGTCAGTCGCTTCCACGGTACTGCCCCTATTGTTTGCGATCTAAAAGTGTCTCTGCCATTATAGCGGCGTCAAGTTCCACTTCGATCTTGGTTAATGCACGCAATACTGCGTGCGCCTCTTCGCGTACCTCAATGTCTTGAGCTGCGCTAGTCGTAAAAAGCCTAATTTGCTCATTACGAACATTCTCAACAAACTGCTTAAATGCAGTATCATTTTTTAACCTTTTGGCATCTTCTGCCTGTATTCTTATATCTACTGTCATAAACCTGCTGCTCTGGCAGTCATGTCATTTATCTGACGTTCTTTTTCCTGCTCTGCCTTAATTCTAGCTATGTCTACTGATGAACCATATTGACCTAACGTTTTAGCGGCATCAACATATAAATTTTGCGCCATCTGATCTCTTTTTAGATCATCCTGCATAGTCATATCTTCGCGCTTTCTAGCATCATCCATTTGCGCTCTTTGTAAATCAACTTGCGCTCTGGTTTGTGCTTTCATTTGTTCAGCTTGCGCCATCACAGCCGCAGGGTCTTGTGGTTGATTTTGCCCTGCTAATGCCGCTTGCTGTTGCTGTTGCATCTGCAATAGTTGCATTTCAATCTCTGGCGTAATTGGTGCAAAGTAACGATCTGCATTTCTAATTCCGCTAGAGGCTAACATATCTGTAAGGGTATTACGGATGTTTGTTAGTGATACCAAGCCATTCATAGGGCCATATGTCTGATATACCATAGTTTGTTGCTGCAATGCCATAGCAAGAGCGTTTGTTTTTTCTTCCTCTCTACCAGTGCCAAGCCCTACATTAATAGTAACGTCCATATCTATGTCAAAAGCTTTTGGATCAACAGGCTGGAAACGCCCATTCATACGCATCATTGCGCCATCTTCCATATTCTTTTGCAGCAATCTTAACATCAAGCCAAATAAATCTCTTGCTCCGTCTGCCAGATTACGAACCATCACCTCTACTTGCCCTGCTGCGGCCTGCACAGTGGCCTGTACAGCAGCCTTAGTTGTAGACTGCATAGCATCAGGGTCTAGCCCCATAGAAGCTCTGGTAACGCCTGTCTTACCCTCTACAAGCTGATCTAAGTATGTAAGTGCGCCTAACGTCTGTCCTGCGGTAAACGGCACAGCTAAATCCTGCACTGCTCCTGCTTGACGCATACGAACGATTGCACCTATTTCGTTGTTTAGAACATCGTCTATGTTAACTGCACCATCGACTATGCCAATTCTGGGGTTATTAGTCATGGCTACGTTATCTAATATACCTCTTAAAATAGAGGTTGCTGCGTCCTGATCATCTAAAATTAGATCAGCAATACTTCTGCCATAGAATGTGTGCGGTTCTGGATCTACTTCAAATTTTGCAAAAGGTAACTCGTCTGCTAAATCATAATCTAGCAGCTTGTACTTAGTTCCACCGCATAGAAATCTATGCAACACAGCAACCCCTGTTCCATCAACGTCCACCCTCATATAAGCTTCTGTTACAGTAACAGAACGCATGGATGGATCAGAGCTTGTTTCGCTAAAATCATCTGAATAACCCTGTCTCTCAATACGCTCTGCTTCAGTAATTTCTGTACCTGAATCAAAGCTGTCTAGGTCAAGCACCATGTCTGCCTCAAAGCCCATTGATATTAAATCACTAGCACGCATCTCTGTGCGGTGAACAACAACATGAGCATCCTCTAGAGTTCTGCAATTTCGATCTACAAAGAACTCTTCTGGCGGCACACTTTCTATCTTTAAACAGCCAGCGTATGCTTTTCTTGAAACTTTAGCAGAATGAACAGGCGTTTTTATCTCAGCGCCTTGTTCATCCATACTCATCTCCTGCTCGACAGTATGTTCAAGAACCGTTACTTCATCATCCTGCACTAAAAAGGTATACTCATCATCAGATAAATTTGTGTAAGTGTAAATTTCTGCTTCTGGCATTTCTTCCCAGTATGCTTTTACTATACCTTGTTTCTTGATTAGCGCATCGTGAAACGCATCATTCAACACCCTATAACCATTGCTGCGCTGAAACTCATAATGAACATAATCAGTTGCCTGCTCTGCCATGTTCACATCTTCTGGGCCATGCGGCATAAATTCTACTGGTCTTGCAGTGCT